AAGAGGACGACGACGACGACGACCCGACGGGCGGCGACACCAGCGGCAGCACGCCGCCGCCCGCAGATCCCGAACCGCTGCCGGGCACGCCGGAGGCTCCGGCTGTCATCACGACCCCGAACGAAATCACGCCGGAGCAGACAGCGACGATCCGTCGGGATTTTCACACGCGCCAGGTTGACCACGTCGACGGGCTCGTCGACGAGTTCCGTCCGGTGTGGGAGCGCATCGAGGACGCGGTCCTCGACGTCATGAATGATCCCGTCACGCTGTCGCATGCAAGGGCCGCCGGGCGCCTCGCGCGACGCGCTCGCGTCATGAACACCGCCGACAGGCTCGAAGCGAAAATCGAGATCATGAAATCGATCAGCCTCGACGAGATCCTCGCGTCGATGCCGCAAAACGAGTTTGCAAATCTGGAGGCAATCTTGAACCGCTCCGGGTTGCAGATCATGACGATCGAGGGCGAGGCGATGCTAGCCAACGTTCTCGGTCAATCTCCCGAGGCGTTCAACCTCGCCGAGGCGGTGATCCTCGATTGGGCGGAGCATCAAGCGGCGGTGATGCAGGGAATTCAGAATACAACTACGAAGGCGCTCACGAAAACGATCGCGGACGGGGTGCTCGAAGGTGAGGCGCTGCGGGATCTGCGACTGCGTGTCGAGACCGTGCTCGAGCGTATGGGCACCGCGACGACGCCGTCGCATGCGTCCATGGTGGCGCGGACCGAAGCGCACGCGGCGCAGAACTACGGGGCTGTCGAGGGGTACGCCTCCGGCGGCGTCGAGGAGAAAGAGTGGCTCGCGATGCCGCCGGGGACCTCGATGTCGGGCAGCGAGCGGACCGGACACCAGGCGGCGACAGGGCAGATCGTGCGACTGCGTCAGGCGTTCATGGTGGCGCCCGAGGAGGGTGGGTTCGTCGAGGCGCTGCAGTTCCCCGGCGACCCGTCCGGATCGTTTGGCAACACGCATCATTGCCGGTGTATTTCCGTGCCCGTCCTCCGGAGCCTGTAGCGTGTCGCATGAAACGAGCGACGTGTCGCCGGGGGTCAAGTTGACAGTCCGAGAGGTCGACCTCGCGGGCGGCGGGTTGAGCATCGAGATCACCGTCGACGATGTCGGCGACGAGGCGCGAGAAAAGAAACGACCCCGGCTAACGTTGGTCGAGGGCGGGAAGGTCGAGACATGAAAAATCGGGACAAGCGGAAAAAGCGCAACCGTCGGCGCAACACGAACGCCGCCGCGACAGCGCGGGTAGCCAAGGGCCCCGAGACGCCCGTCGACGCCGCCGTCGAGCAGGCACCCGAGCCGGCCGCGCCGGAGGCGCTGCGCTGTCCCTCGTGCGGGTTCACGCGCCAGGGTGGCGACGTGTGCCCGCTGTGCTCCGCTGGCGCCGACGTCGAGGCCGCCGAGGGCAGCTCGCTTGCCATCGTCGCGGCGATGCCTACCGAGATGTCGGAGGCGTGGGAGGAGTCCCGCACACAGGCGCAGCGGATGCTCGGGGGCGACCCGCTCGTCGCGGAGTTCGATCCGCACATCACGCTCCTGTATCTCGGCGCCGCCGATGAGGACCGGCTCCCGGAGATCGTCGACGCTGCGGAGGCAGCTCTCGCGGGTGTCGCACCGATCAAGGTCAAGCCGTCCGGGATGTCGTGGTTTGACCCGACGGAAAACAGCGACGGCCGCACACCGATCATTCTTGACTACGGCGACGTCAAGGGGTTGCCCGAGATCAACGACGCTCTGATCCGTGGGCTGGCGCCGTACATCAACGCGACGCAGTTCCCCGCGTTCCGGGCGCACGTCACGCTCGGCTATCTGGATCGGGAGCTGACCGAAGCGGAAAAAGCGTCGCTCGAAAATGCAGCGGTCCGGGGCCTGGCGTGGACTGTCGACGCGCTCGGGGTATCGTCCAACGGTGAGACGGTCGGGCGTGTCGAGCTGACGGAGCCGACGCAGGCTGTCACAAAAAAGATGCCGATGGAACTGACGGACCGCGCGCGGCAGGGAGCCGTGGCCGGCACGTCCGACGACGACCTCCTCGGGCTGCACAACGAGATGCACGAGGAATGGTCCGCCGACGACGACGATCAGGGGTCGTGGTTCAATGGTCATCATTCTGTGGTTCTGTTCATCGAGGAGCGCGGAGGATCACATCCGGCGCCGCCATCGGGATCAAAGGGTCTCGATGAACTCGGGCAGGAGGCGTCCGTCGAGAAAGGGGGCCGCCCGGCCGCGAGCACGTCGAGCCCCGATACCGCGCCGCCCTGCGTGGTTCGACATGCTCGGATCAAGGCCGGGGGGTCGCCCGACGGCGACACCGTACGGATCCAGACGACGCGGTTTTTCAAGTCCGAACTCGACGACGGGGACGACATCTGGATCGGTATCGTCTACGAGCCGTTTACCCTCGACAGCCATGGGCAATGGATGCGGCCCGAGTGGATCAAGCGGGCCGGGAATTTGTACGGCATGTATCACGCGAGATTCAACGACGAGCACCAACGGGACCTGCCGGCCGGCGAGGCGCTGCTCGCGCAGAACTGGGTAGTCCCGGCCGACTACACGGACGGCGACGAGTTGATCACGGAGGGCACGTGGGCCGCCGGGGTCAAACTTTTCGGCGAGACACTCGCCCGCGCCGAGGCCGGGGAATTCAACGGATTTTCTCTCGAAGGTCCGGGGCTCCTCGTCGACCACGCCTCGATCGATTACGCCGCGATCGAGGGCGAACCCGACCCCGCCTGAGACACAGAAATAAAATCCTTTCTTGACGACTCGCCTTTTCCTCGTCGAGGATAGAGGGGCATCAGTCAACAGGAACGGATCGGACCTTTTCTGTCGACAACCACGGGAAGCAATGTCACGAGCAAAGCCGGCACTGATTACGTTTGACGTTTTGAAGTCGTATTACAGCGACAAGAAAACGGACGACGAGATCACGGAGCTGCTCGAAATGCTGCAATCATCCGAGGAGATAATCGGCTTGGAACCCGAGGCGCTCGCGCTCGTCGAATACGGCGCGAACCTCAAACCGTTCCATGCCCGAAAGGCTGACGATATGCCGAGTGCAATCCCGACCGCAGTCGCAGAAAATGCGGCGCTCGTGATCCAGAACGCGATCGACAACCTCACCGCGATCCAGGGTCGGATCGTCGAGATGACCGAGGGAGCCGACGGGGCACCCGACGAGATCGGCGCGGGGCTCGGCGAGGAGATCATCGCGACGCTGCAGGGCGAGGTCGACAACGTGCTCGGGCTGCTGGCGGAGACGCCGGTCGACGAGGGCGACGGCGACCCCGACGCGGAGCCGGACGACGTCGACAAGGGCGACGAGCCGGACGCGGAGCCGGACGACGTCGCAGCCGCCGAGGGCGACCCGCTGCCCGACGAGGGCGGAGCCGCCGCCGACGGGCTGCTCGGGCAGCTGGCGCAAGAGAAAAAGGACCTGCTCGTCGACGCGATGAACCGGGTCATGGCCGGGATCTCTGACGGCAGCATGCCGGCCGATGATGCTCGGACGGCGCTGTATTCAATTATCGACGCGCTGTACGAGATGACGAGCGACGTCGGCCTGCTTGCCCTGGCGAAAGCCGTCGAGGCCATCGAGGCCAGCGACGGCAAGGGCGGAGCCGAGGCGCTGTCCGCAGTCGCCAAGCTCAACAAGCGGATCGACGGCGTCGAGCAGGCGTCGATGCACATGCTCAAGGCGGTCAAGAAAATCGCCGAGACTGTCGACAACAACTAGACCGGCGGCGAGACCCGCCGCTCGTAAAAGGACGAAGGTCGCAAGGCCTGGAGGAACGAAATCATGGGTGAGAAATTTAGCGTCAAGATGTTTGCGGACCTGGAGACCGACGTTCTGTCCGTGATCCAGAAGGGGCAGGATGCCGTCCAGCAGCGCACCGTGCCGCTGTTCGGGCTCATCGACGAGACCAAGGCCCGCAGCCATCCGATCATCGTGTCCAAGGCGTTCCACACCGCGCGTGTGGAAAAGTCGGACGATGACGAGCTGCGGTCGCTGCAGCGGTCCGCCTCCGACCTGTATGCAGGAATGATCCTGTACAAGATGACCAACCTCGATCGGCACATCACGGACGCCGAGGCGTTCAAGTGGATGCTCGCGAACCACGTCGGGCAGGAGTACCTCGCCAAGACGGGCAAGTTCCTGAAGTCCGTCGGCAAGCCCGACGCGTTCATCCGCAAGGCCCTCGATACGGCGGAGTCGGGCGGGGGTGCGGATTTCATCCCCACCAATTTTTCCGGCGAACTGATCGAGGATTACCGGACGGAGACGTTCACCTCCAAGGTGAATCACCGCCACGTCCGGATGACCTCGGCGACGTTCGAGATGCCGGTCGTCGGCGAGGGCGTGAAGACCCGGCTCGACGGCGAGAACACCGGGGACGACACCCACACCGAGACCAACTTTTTCACCGCCGTCGACCCGAACACGCTCTCCCCGCAGCTGATCGCGAGGAAGCTCGCGATGCGGACCGTGTTCTCCAACGAGGTCAACGAGGAAAGTGTGGTCCCGTGGATCCCGTTCCTGCAGACCGAGGTCAAGGAGGCCGCCATCCGGGGGTTCGAGCAGGCCGTGATTTCTGGTGACACCACGGGGACTCACCAGGACTACGACGTGCACATCGCCTCCGGCAACGCGACCGACAGCCGGCGCGCGTTCCTCGGGTATCGTGGCGCCAGCTTCGATCAGACCCCGGCGCATGCTCGCGTCAACGGTGGCAACACCCGCCCGACCGATCGCAAGCTGTCGGACGTGCTCGTCGCGATGGGCAAGTACGGGCACCGGACCGATGACGTCTTCTGGCTCGGACCTCCCAAGGCCCGCCAGTGGCTCGCCAGGCTCCCGGAGGACCGTTTCATGTCCTCGGGTGGGCAGGACACCTACGACGGGTTCCCGGTCCACTACAGCGACGAGATGCCGACCAACCTGGACGACAGCGGGATCAACACGAACGGCGGCGACAACGACACGTCGAGCCTGCTCGCCGTGACCGCGTCCCGATGGATCATCGGCGACATGCGCGAGCTGTCGATCAAGGTCGTCGACCGCGAGGAGAGCGATCAGAAGGTGATGATCGTCTCGGAGCGGGTCGGGTTCCGGCAGGTCGACACCCCGGCTACCACGATGACCGTCGGGAACTTGTACAACCTGAAGTAAACCGCCGGAGGCGGCGATAGGTTCGGGGGGCTCCGGCCCCCCGTGACCGACCACAAAAAACGGAGGCGAGACGATGACCACCGAAGCGGTCAAAAAGAACACCATCCGAGGCCGGATCGGGGCGAAACCCAAGCCGATCGCCGAGGCCCTCGGGCAGCTCAAGCAGGTCCGCGCGGACGGCAACACAGCCGGAGCGGATATCACCCTCGTCGACGGCGACGGGCGCAACATCGGCGACGAGGCGACGATCATATCCGTCCTGGAGGTGACGACCGGCGGCGGCGTGCTCGTCGACCGTACGGCGGAGGCGTCGATGACGGCGGACGGCGTCATGCAACTGGACACCACGGATACGAGTGGCGACGACCTGATCGTCCTGCTCATCGACTGGCAGGATAACCAGTAAGCCGGGACCTGCCCCGGCGCGAAAGGGGCTGACCCGTGGCGCATGCCTTCGCAGCTGAATACAAAGCCCTGTATTCAATCTCCGGAAATTCTGACGACGCCGTCATCGACTCGATCCTCGGTCACATCGAGGCCCAGATCTTGCGGCATACGGGGGGCGTGACGTACGTCAACACCTCCGAGGTCACGGAGACGAACGACCACACAGGCAAGGCCCCATATTTCTACACGCGAAAGCGTCCGATCCAGAGCGTCACAACGATTCACCAGAACTCGTCAATCCCGCGAGCGTTCGACGCGGACGCGCTCGTCGACGCGGACACGTACGACAACGACGACGAGTCCGGCAAAATCATGTATCTCGCGGACGGCAAATACTGGCTACGCGGTTTCAAGACGACACAGGTCGTTTACACGCCGGGGTATGCTGCCGTGGCCAACGTGCCCGAGGACCTCGTCCGGTTGCTGCTGGAATGGGCGCGGGCGTCGCACGTAAAGACCGAGCAGAGACGGCACGGGGTGCGGTCGACAAACGCGGGCGACGGGTCGACGAACTACGAGATATCTCGAATCCCGATCGAGGTGACCGCGATCCTCGATCTGTACACAAATTTAGCGACGGGGTGATCCGTGTCGGTTGGTATCAAAATCAACATCACACGCACACCGAGCGACGGCGCGATCGGGATCTTCCGGCGACGGTGGCCCGCCGCCCGCCGCAAGGCCGCCCGCGACATCGTGACGGCCGTCGAGCGTCGCATCCGGGAGAAAGCCACGTCCGAGCCGGCGTCGCATCCTACGGGACAGCTGCCGGCGTCGTGGAAGCGACAGCCGGTGATCGAGCGGGGTAAGACCGTGATCTCGCGGGTCAGCTCCGATCTCGTGTATGCACGAATGCAGAACCGGCAGCGGACGACGATCTATCCCAAGACGGTTTCACGCCTCGCGATCCCGCTGCAGCCGCACCTAAAAATGTCTGCGTTGTGGCCGCGTGATTTTCCGAAGGGGACGTTCTACTCGACGGCCCCGCCGGGGGTCGAGGGCGTGCTGATCCACATCCCGTCCGGCGAGCCGTGGTTCGCGCTCAAGTTGTCAGTCACGGTCGAGGGATCGCAGTACGCAACAATCGCGATGGAGAGCCTCCGCGATTGGATCCGAAACCGATACAAGCAGGCCGTGATCGAAGCGGTTCGGGGGGAGTAATGGCGTCGACAGCACAGACGGATATCATCCTCGACGCCGTCGTCGCGGCGCTGTCTGACATCGACGTAACGAACACCTACGAGGGCGGGGCGAATTACCGCACGACGGTCGAGACCGTGTCGCGGACTCTGCGCTACCCGAATTCCGTCGAGTCGTCCGACCGCCCGGCGCTGTATGTGGGGGGCGTCGAGCCGGCCCGGATACAGTGGCGCAGCGGCGAGCGGTTTTTTGCTGACTGGCGCCTCGCGGTGCATGGGTACATCCCGACCAAGAATTCAAACGGGACGGTGTACACAGAAAGCCAGCAGGACGATTTTTCTCACGACCTCCGAGCGGACGTGATCGCGGCCATTGCGAAGGACATCCGGCTCGGGGGTGTGTGCATTTACTGCCTACCCGAAGAAACGGACGCCAGCGAGGGCCGGCCGAAGGATGCGGACGACGGGTGGATTGGTGTTATGCTCAACGTCAAATGGTACGGATCAAGGTCCGTGCAGTAGGAGAACACGATGTCGACACAATTACCTTTCGCGCTCGGATCCGAGCAGCTCTTTTACGCCGCCGAGGAGACCGCGTGGGGCACCTATCAGGATTGGACCGCCGCCGATGGCATGGCGATCCTGAAGTCGGAATTCAAGCCGGCGCAGCCGAGGACCGTCCGCTCGGCGACGCGTGACACGCGGTCCGCTCAAGACCGGTTCACCGGTCGCAAGGAAATGACGTGGTCGATCGAGTCCGAACTCGCGCCGGCCGCCGTCGGAGTCGCTCCCGATTCCGGTCCGTTCCTGAAAGCCCTGCTCGGGACCGAGACGATCGTCGGCGAGACGTCGGTCGCCTACACGCCGTCCAAGACTCAATGTCCCGGATCGCTGCAGATGACCCGCTCGGCTGACGTCGGAATGCAGACCCTCAACGGCGGGGTCGTGCACGAGGGCGGGATCGAGTTCGGCGACATCGTCCGCGTGAGTTTCAGCGGCGGCGCGATCTGGCAGACGTGGATGAACGCGATCCTCGTGACGGGGACCTCTGGCAACGCAACTGTCAACGCGCTCGATCAGGACATGGCCGATCAGATCGACGTGAATAGCAAGATCATGATCGACGGGGCGGCCGGCGAAGATGGGCCGTTTACTGTGACAGACGTCACGGGTCTCGTTGTCACGCTCTCCGCTGTCACCACGGCATCGCACACGGGCCGACCGATGAAGCCATGGCGGCCGACCCCGACGACCGTCGGACAGCCGGCAACGAGTATCATCGGCGCTCTGACGTGCGACCTCGGGGAGGTCGACTACAGCGCGTTCAAGGTGACGATCGCAAACGGCGGCATGATGCACAACAAACAGTTCGGGCACGACCGTGCGACGTACGCGTTTCACCTCCGCCGGGCTGTGACGTTCACCCTCGGGATCCATTGGCGCCGTGATATGGGCCATTGGTTCGATGTCGCTCGACGGTTCGAGCAGACCGCGATCAACGCCGTGTTCGGAGCGGACGCGGCCGGCGGATCTCGCTGGACGATCGACATGCCCTACTGCGAACTCGACCTCGTCGAGACGCCGATCCCCGGCCCCGAAGAGGACATCGGGATCATGAGTTTCTCGGGCGTCGCGCTGGCGTCGTCCTCGGGCGAAGATGAGATCTCACTCACCATCGACTAACCACCCAGGCGGGTAGCGACAGCGGGGCACCGGACGCCGCGCTGTCGCACGTAAACCGGCCGACACATGAAAGGCGCGGATCATGGGAATTAAAGCTACCCCGTTGGACGGATGGACGGAGTTCACCCCGACATTGCCATGGGGCAACGAGGGATCGGACGCGGTGCGATGCGAGTGTCGCCCGCTGATGCCGGAGGTCGAGGCGCTCGTCGTGCACGCGGTCGGGAAACTGGACCTCGAATTGCAGCGACAGGTGATCATGAGCAGCTGCCGCAAGGTGCAGAACTACGAGGGCACGAACGGACAGCCGATCACGAACGGCGCAGAGATCATCAACTACGGCGGGAAGCAAGCGAGCAAGGTCATATTCGCGATCGTGTCGCACATCGTCGCGCTGTCACTCACAAAGGCCGACCAGGGAAAATAAGACGCGCCGCTCGCCTGCTGTTTTTCATGACGGGCGACGCGGCGCGATCTCGAACGTGGTCGTGTGACGCATGCCAGCGTTTGAAGCTGGACAGGTCGCGCAACTGCGACGGGGATCAGCCTCGTCGCCGTGTGCTGTCCGTCAGGCTCCCGTGTGACCCTCCGGGCACCCTGCCCGACGTCTGGTATCGATGTCCGTGGAAGGCCGTCGACAGCGGCGCTCTTGCGATGGTCGAGCGGTATCTCGTCGTCAAGGACGAGGGGATCCCGGTCGTCGCCAGCGCGGCGGACATGCACGTAAACCTGATCGCGTTGTCGCGGATAATTCGCGTCGAGAGAATACACGCGGAGGAGAAGCGACAGACGTCGACGGACGTCAAGGCGGAGGCGCAGAGAAAAGCGAAGGAGGCGGAGTTGCTAGGATCCGGGGCCGGCTCGCGGTATCCTCGGGGGAGCCGCAAGGCGAGATAAGGAAATCAGATGGCAGGGGCCGAGGAAAGAGTCCAAGTCGAGGTAGTCCTCGATGACGACACGAAAGCCGGAGCAGAGACCGCCGAGAAGAACCTCGGGGGGCTCCTGAAATCCTACGTCGACATCTCGTCGGCAATCGCGGATTTGGGGCGCGTGGCAAAAGCGGCATGGGGCGCGATGTCCGATCGCGTCGAGTTGGCCGGCGTTCAGGAAGTAGCAGAAAACAGAATCAAGAACGCCCTGATCGCTACGAACCAATTCACGAAAGCCAATAGCGAGGCTGTCCTCGAAAATGCCTCCGCGCTGCAGAGGATGATCGGCGTCGGCGACGAGACGATCCTCCAGCAGCAGGCGATGGCTCTTACCCTCGGGGCGAGCGTTGACCAGCTGTCCGACATGAGCATCGCCGCCGCTGGCGCCGCCGCGATCGGGCTCGACCAGAACACAGTAATGCGGGGCCTGGCGCAGTCGCTCGACGGAAACGTGACGATGCTGGGCCGGTATATCCCGGCCCTCCGCAACATGACCGAGGAGGAGCTCCGCGCGGGTGGCGCGATCGAGTACATGGGGGAGCAGTTCGGCGACCTCGCGCGCGGCGAGGTGCTCACGTTCCAAGGCCGGGTAACTGATCTCAAGAATTCGTGGGGCGACCTCGGCGAGCAGATCGGACAATACGTCACGGAGAACGCGCTCGTGAAGGCTGCGATCTCGGAGACGGCAAACGAGATCTCGAATCAAGCCGACCAAATGAAGGAACTCGACAAGACTACAAGCGAATACGAGGATACAGTTTTCTCGCTCATCGACGCGTGGGACATCCTCCGCACGACGGGTAACCTGCTGGCGAGCGGGATCGATGGGCTCCGCGTCGGGTTCCACGGGTTCGCAGTGCTCGAGGGGATACTCGTCGAGCAGGTGTCGCTTAGTATCTCCGATCATTTCCGCGTGGCGTCCGATCGGGCGGCGATGTTTTCGAGCAAGGTCGGGAACCTATCGAGCAAGCTGGGGGCCCTCGCGGGGGTCGGCGAGTGGGTACAAGAAATCTACCAGCAAGTAGCTGTGACATTCGCTGACAGCGCAGCGGCGGCGAGTGAACACGCAGGAGACGCGGCGGACTCCGTCGGTAAAAATGCGACAGCGTTAAACCTGATCATGCTGGCGCGTGCGGAGTCGGATCGGCAACTTGAGGACTCGATCGCGGCACACGATTTGTATAAGCGAAAGGTCCTCGAAGCGAGGCAGGCGATCCTCGACGCAAAGGATCCCCTCGATCAGACGTCGGACAAGACAAAGAAACTCGGAGATGATGCGACAGGCGCGGCGGCGAATGTGTCGAATCTCGCCGCCGGAATTCGTGAACTCATCGAGACGAACGACGACCTCGTCGCGTCCGTTGTTCCCCTGGG